CAGGAAACTGTTCTTTTCGCCCAGTCGCATGCGGATCTGGGGTCATTTTCTTGTCAGAAAAGTAGAGCCTAGGCTCTCTTTTCACCCCCGTCTTGTATTGGTGGGTCTTTTCTCTTAGAGTGTATATGGAGGGACTGTTTAGTCCCGTACAGCCTTACACTGCTGGCCCGAATAGCCTACACCATGCCTGTCAGTCTTGGAACAACTGCTGGTAGATGGGATGGCCGAATCGGTAAACCAATAAAGAGTACGGTTCTCAGCCGTTGTAGGATTTCTTGATCCAGTGCCTACAACGTATTATGGATTCCTAACAATAAGAAGATTGTTAAAAAGCGCGCCAAGGGTGGCAAGCGACGTGGTAAAGGTAAGAGACCTCGTCAACCCAAAGCGCAAGGGAGTCAGATGGTTGCACAGCCTGTAACCTCGACTTCAGGTGCCGGTAGAAAGCAGGGTGCTTCTTGGGGTGCTAAATTAGGGGGCTGGTTGGGTAACTTAGCGCAGACGGGTATTCAGAAGATTTTGGGTATGGGAGACTATCAAGTGTCACCTGAGACCCCACTGAATTCCAACACGCTTATCAACCCATCACAGGGAGTCCCCGTAATGCACTCCGATGCATTCGGTGCAATTAGGGTGAGTCATAGAGAATTCCTAACGGATATTTCTAGTGTGTTCCCCGCTGGTAGGCTATACCAGTTTGTACTGAATCCTGCTGATGGCCGCACGTTTCCCTGGCTGTCGGGTATTTCTCGTAGTTTTACCCAGTGGAAGCTATTGGGGTGTTGCTTTGAGTTCCGGTCGACCTGCGGTGACGCAGTTTCTTCGACCAACTCAGCACTTGGTTCTGTATCTTTTGGGACACAGTACGATGTTACTAGACCTATCTTTAGTTCTAAGCAGGCTATGCTTAACTCATTTTGGTCTGGATCAGCTAAGCCATCAGTTGATCAAATGCATTGTATTGAGTGCGAACCGAGTCAAACACCTTTGGCGCCACTTTATATCCGACAGCCAGTTCTAACTGGCACCATTCCTGGGGGCAATTACCAGTTTAACGACGGCGCAGCACTAACCGCTGTCGAGTTTCAGTCTGTGGCGGACGCGAGACTATTTGATCATGGTCGTATGGAAATGATCATTCTGGGCCAACAGGATACGTTTAATGTGGGTGAACTTTGGATCACCTACGACCTTCTGCTCATGAAGCCCGTGCAAATACCACCATCTACTGGTGATACTTGGGATGGGCCTCCTTCAGTATTTGCGGATCCGAACACCGTGTTCACGCATCATGCTGAAGTTGCTCTTGCAGCCGTGCTACCTTTGGGAGATCCACTCTACCCAACTGAGCTCAAAGAGATTGACTAGAAGTAAAATAGCTCTACGCTTGGAGTTTGTAATCTCCATAAGAAAATACTATGTGGTACGTGTTGCACGGACATGTACTTCTGTCAAAAATCTGTATCGAAGACGTTAGTAGCGTAGATACACCCCTTTCGGTAGGGTTAAAATTACCGGGTTTAGTGATCGTTGCTCACACTGCAATGGGGTCATGTTATGCGGCTCCACCTTAAACTACGTTTCGGGTGGATTAAGCCTTACAGACATGATTGTGTTCATTTCCTGTTCCCTCATCGCAGCTAGCAGACTATATGTGGCTTTCCCACGTAGTCCGATACTAGACAAAACTCTTTTAATGTTATGACGACTAATACGCAGAGACCTAGGGGTGGCCGTAAGGTGGCCCCAAAACTCATTTTCCAGAATGAGTTACCTGGAGAGGTTAAACTCCAGGTGCCGGATGGAATGGTCGCACCGGACCATGAAGTGTCGGTAGATATTGGACAAGATTACGCACTTGGCCATATCAAACAAGATACTCGTCGTCGAAAACCCCGACAACGAGTTTATGCTACATCGCGCCCAAGTAAGGAGCGTAAGAACTGTAGCAAGGGTTACAAGGATCGGAAGCCGAAAAGCAAATCCGCTTTTGATTCAACAAAGGGTTACCCTGGTGAAGGCCCTCCCAAGGCAGGGAGGGTGTGCTTCGCGTGTAGGCAACCTGGCCATATTGCGAAACAATGTCCTGCTGGTGTCAAAGGCCCAGCTGAGCAAGCTCTGGAAGAAGCCAAGGAGCGGTTTGAAGATGATGGTGGACCTGTCGTACCACCACGTCACCGTGCCGGGCCCAGCCCACCGCCATCTTCATCTGATGATGATGAGCCGTCCTCGAGTGACTCCGAAGAGGAAGTCGATGAAGACGCTCTGAAAGCAGCAGAGATAGAGCAGAAGATGAAAGCGCGGGCTGATATGCTCTGGATGTATAAGGACCTCGATTCTGAAACGGATTTCACATCGGTTCTTCGCTCGTTGGCCACGATAGCTGCCACAAATAATTACCATGAGTACATTCCAAGCGAGTTGAATGTCGGTGCAATTATCATGAGGATTACAACCACCTCCAAGATGGCGTGCTTGGAGATACGGATGCGAAACGCACGCACAAGGGCTATACGCCCACATTCGTCGTGGTGGGAGGATTTCTTCCATGGATGGGAGACCCCCTTTCCACGACCCTTTGCCACAACATACCACCGGCTAAGATTCTACGAGAAAGCAGCGCACATGAGCGTCCGTGAAAACACGGTTGTGACGCGAGGTAGACTCTTATACATATTCTTTATGTTATTTGTGTGTTTCTTTGAAGAGATATGCAAATATGCCGTTGGTGTCGTTGTCAACAAGCTTAGGTACAACTATTCGTTCTTTTCATGTTATGACGAACATTACCCGTATTATTTCCATTCGCTGAGAAATGTTGATATTGCAGATGTACGCACTGTGCAATTGTGTAGTGAGGTACTCTGGAACAACAGTCTGTTCATAGCCGCTGCTATGTTTGGATTAGTTGAGGGATGTTTGTTTATGGTGGGCAGCCACATAACAATTAGAACGTTTGTTGGACTCTTTGTAAGAATTATTGCGCACATAACCTTCACCCTATTGGGTTTTCCAGGTTATATGCTCCACTTTATCTGGAACCTATTCATATTCTCGTTCGTGTATGTTACGCAATTGATGAACCCCATGGACCGATATGGCCTCACCGCTGGAATACGTGGCGCAAAGTCACCGGTCAACATGTCGTGGATGCTCAATATGTACGTAGTTGCGGACACCTGTTGTGAAGATTATGCAATGCCAGTTAAGCCTAATCAAGAAGGTTTCAAAGTACAGTGGGGTGAAGCAGTGTGCGAGTCTAAGTTTGGTGCTCGACGATTCTGGGGAATTGATGGAGTTGAACCATGCGTATTCAGATCCTGTTGTCATAATGAGAAGTGCTCCATTAATGGCAGAGTTGGAAGGAAGCTACCTCAACATGATTGTCAGGCCCAAGTGTTGGGTAAGTGGCGATCATTGAGGAGAGAGATGCGACCTCACTTGGATAAAATGAGACGTGTGGAGAAACCCATCCCCTGGGATGCATGGCTGCAAACATTCCCACCAAAACGCAGAATGGACTTCATGAGAGATAAGCACGATTGTAACCCCTGTGATGATTTCCGAGCAAATGGATTCATCAAGAAAGAAATCGCGCCGAAGTTCGTAGGGAATGATGCATCAAAAATCAAAGATCCACGCTGGATACAAGGCTGTCCAGTTTGGATGACTAGAAAATGTGGGCCTTGGTTACGTAAGTTAACCAAACATTTCAAGTCGAGTTATATGCCTGCCATGGAGGGTAGGGCGTATAGTCGTGAGAGCATTGCTGCGGGGAAGCAAGTGATCTACACATGTGGCATGTCATCTGAGACAATTGGTGACTGTTTTGCCCGCTCGCTTGAAACAATGAATGGGTATTGCGCTGTTGGTGACAGAGTGGTTATCGTTGAGGATGATCAGAGTCGCTTTGACATGCACATTACGCAAGGACCATTCGAACTGCTACAGGAAGTGTATGGCAAGAAAATTTTAAACCGGACTGTTCACCGCGCCTTACGGCGGAAGATAAGTAAAGGTAGGAGTAATTTGGGCACAAAGTACTCGGTACCTTATACGATGCAGTCAGGTTGGCCAGACACATCAGTTGGCGATACGATCATAAACGCTTGTATGAAGTGGCACATACATGGTGTTGGTCGGCCGTGGATTACTATAATCTGCGGTGATGATTCAGTCACTATCACACTTGAGTCAGAATTGAAGAGACTAGGCGGTCTCGAAGGCATCTCGCAAGAGTATGAGGAATTGGGTATGGAAGTGGAAATCAAGTCCACAATTGACCCCCTCGATGTCGAATTCTGCTCAAGTCGGTTTTTCCCCGTTGACTCGAGGTTTGTTTTAATGCCCAAACCTGGCAAACTACTTGCCAAGATGGGCTGGGACATGGTCGACCGACCGTTAGTTCAGCAAAAGATGTGGGTTCGCTCTGTAGCGACCACCCTGCTACACTACGGACAGGTTGATCCAGTTCTTGGCGCATTGGGACGTGGACTAATGTCAGCTGTAGGCGCTGGCTCAGTTCTTGAACAAACCATTAATCAGTACAAAAGTACCTTAACCTCGAAGCATGAGGTGAAGTGGGAAGGTGTACATGATTATTATACCCACCATTATGGGATGAATCACTCTGATATCGATGCTATGTGCGCGGAATTAGAGTGTGTGTCCCTTGGTGGATGTACAACAAGTCAAGCCATTGTGCATATGGCTGAGGTTGATTTGTTGTAAGCCAATCGAGCGGCCAGGTCATTCACAGTCCGGGATTGTGATGGATTTGCCCTATCAATTTTAGAGACGCCTTTGTTGCAGCCTCATTTTGACATGGGTATAGGTACCTCACATTCTTGAACTGTGTTTTCGGGATGGGGTGACTTGGATTGTTGTGTGTTTACAAGAGAAGAAACACGTGCCGCCACCGGGCTTATAATAGGTGGCGGGGTAGAAATAGTTTTAGGACCGCCGAATGGATGGTTGGCCCACGTCGATCAGTGTATCGACATGAGTGGTGCTTACCTACCCAATAGGAGGGTCCTACAAATTCCCATAATGCGAGACGCTGAGG